GCTTTGCAGGGGTCTTTTTTTATGCTAAAATAGTTCTATGAAAAAAGAAACAGTAGGTGAAGTCATAGGTCATCCATTATGGATGTTACCAGTCATACTAATAGGATTGTTAGCATTGATTGAGGGTCTTCATACGTCAGCACATTTACATCAAAAAATGGATGTTCATGGAATCTGTAGACAAAATAAAGAATACATAGAAATGAAGGAGAATGATTATTGATGGTAGAACTTTTAGAACTAATAAAGGTTTCAATGACTATAGCAGCTCTTACTGTAGCAGTACCTGCTGCTATATTAACTGATGAACCTTTACCAGATATTGAACCATTGGTAGAAACTATAGAACAGAAAGATAAGGGTATTTTATAGGATACATTAGTAGTTCTTTATTTTGTTCGGTAACCTAGGTATTTTTACCCTATCGTACTTTTTATATTTGCTATATAATTGTGTTACGTTTCTTTACAAACGAATGACAAGTTCCACATCCAGTATGGATAGGTACACAACTACTGAGTATGGTAAACAGAATATGTTTGCACATGAACCTCAGATTCAAGTTGATACAGATCACGACTACTGGAAGAACGCAGAGATGACTAATGGTCGCCTAGCGATGATTGGATTTTTTGCAGCAATTCATAACTACATCTTATTTGGTGCAGTTATGCCAGGAATCTTTTGATACAAAAGGTCTCTTACACCACTAGCATTTGCTAGTCACTTTCTAACCCTATTACAAATCTAACGAAAGGAGAAAAAAACAATGACACCCGAAGCAGAAAAGTTTAATGGATGGATGGCAATGCTAGGCATTGTAGCAGCATTAGGTGCTTACTCATTCACAGGTCAAATCATTCCTGGAGTATTCTAATGAGTAACGTAGCAATTTGGCAGAGAGCCAATGGTAGGTTTGCAATGGTTGCTTTTTGGGCAGTCGTAGGTGCATATACCCATTTCAAATACTTTACATAAATACATATTCGTATCTAAAATAAAATGAGCGACTTCATAGCCGACTCTAATACGATATCACCATTCTTAGCAGTCATGTGGGTATTTTACCCTATGGCTGCTTTGGTGTTGGTTGAATTAATTCTAAGAGCAATTAATAATGATGACGATGACGATGATCGTGGAAAAGGTGTTAGAATAGCACAACCTGTATATGCACCTTCTGGAACATGATTGATTGGAATCACCATTACTGGAGATTCGCTGAACTTTGGAATGGACGTTTAGCAATGGTTGGGGTAATCGGTATAATTACCTATATAATAACATGTAGGTAATTTTACTCATGTATCAAGTCTTATTTTTAGTCACTTTAGTTGCATACACTTATTCAAATGTTGGGCAGTATCTTTATCAGTAGTATAGTTTTACAAATTCCTCCAGCAACTCACGGGTTGTTGGAGTTTGCTTTTTTCTGTGGTATTGGGGTTGCAGGTTCCTCAATGCATGTGCTATAATATAAATCGAAAGACCTATATGTATGAAGAAGTACAGTGAAGATGAGATCTTGAAAGAGATTTCAGATTATATCAGTGGAACATACAGAGGTCATTACTCCGTTGGAAACGTACAGACTCTTGATCTTATTGATTCTGTAGGTGATGCTGAAGCATTTTGTAGGAGTAATGTTCTAAAGTATGCATCTCGGTATGATAGAAAGGGTTCAGCACGTAAGGATATCATCAAGATAATCCATTATGGTATGCTACTCCTACATTTTTCAGACAAGCGTTCGGCAGCAGACCAACGACAAGCTGGAAATCCTACTGCTTTTGCGGTAGACTATGACAAATAAATTTTACGATGAAACTGCGACCTGCTATGAAATTATCTGAAAAGACTCTGGAGATTCTTCAGAATTTTACAACGATCAATCAGTCTTTGGCATTCAAAGAAGGAAGGAAAATAAGAACTATCTCCGTAATGAAGAATGTATTGGCGGAGGCGAATATAGAAGAATATATTCCTAAAGATTTTGCTATCTACGATCTACCACAGTTTCTCAATACACTAGCACTGTTCAAAGATCCAGATATTGATGTCTCTACAAATCCAAACTTAGCATCTATTAAAGCAGGTAATTCTAGATCAAATTATTTTTTCTCTGATCCTAGTGTTATCATTGCTCCACCTGAAAAGGAGATGGTTCTTCCTAGTGAAGATATTGAGTTTGTAATTCATGACGAGCAACTTCTCAATATTCTAAAGTCTGCACGTATATTACAGTTACCAGATTTATCAGTAGTTGGTGAATCAGGTGTTATTAAGTTAGTATTATCTGATCGTAAGAATGATACATCTAATAATTTTGATATAGTAGTTGGTAATACTGATAGGACATTCTCTTTTAATTTCAAGATGGAGAATATAAAACTTATTAGAGGTTCTTATAAGGTTACTATTAGTAAAAAGAATCTAGCAAGATTTAGCAATAATGCATATAAGATAACTTATTTTATTGCGTTGGAGCCTGATTCAAATTATGAAGGATAATAGTGAACTGTCTGAAGAGCAGAAAGATGAGGTTGGTAGGATATTAAAAAAATATAAGAAACTGAAAAAATATCAAAAGTCTAATCTATTTGCCATTCAAAAATTGAGTGGCAAACGTACGGTTATTGATAATTTATTAGATGAATAATATTCAGAAGAAAATTTGTATTACTCCTATACCAGTTTACACTGGATTTTTAGATGGGTATAAAGAAATAAATCCCCAACTAATAGATATGATGAATGATCATAGGGAGAAATATAAAGAATCTAATACAAGTAATGTTAAATCTTGGCATAGTGATTATAGAACTCATAAGATAAATTTAAGTTTCCAACCTTATATTGATAAACTTGTTGATGGATGTGATGCCATTATACAAAAATATCCACGAGAGTTTGGTAATATGAAGAATGTTGTCTATGAAGTTTTTGACTTTTGGTTTTGTATGTATCAAACAAATGATTATACAATTAAGCATAATCATTTTCCATGTGATATATCATGTACGTATTATGTTGATGTAGATGAAAATGCATCACCAATTATGTTTAGGAACTTGAAAATTCAACCGAAATCTGGTATGCTAGTAATGTGGCTAGGTTCTTTAGAGCATGAAGTTCCACCAACAAAAGGAAACAGAACAGTGATTGCCATGAATCTCATGGTCAAAAGTTATGAGTGATTTTATTTGGGTTGAAAAATATAGACCCAAAACTATTGATGAATGTATTCTCCCTGAAGGTATCAAAAAAACCTTCAAGGAGTTTCTAAATACTGGCGAGATTCCTAATCTCCTTCTGTCAGGTCCACCTGGTATTGGTAAGACCACAGTTGCTAAAGCATTGTGTTCAGAGTTGGGGGCAGATTTTTATGTTATCAATGGTTCTGACGAAGGTAGGTTCTTGGATACGGTTCGTAACCAAGCGAAGAACTTCGCATCTACAGTCTCTCTTACAAGCGAGTCGAAGCATAAAGTCGTCATCATCGACGAAGCAGACAATACCACTTCCGACGTACAACTCCTCCTTAGAGCGAATATTGAAGCCTTCCACAACAACTGCAGATTTATCTTTACCTGCAACTACAAAAACAAAATCATTCAACCTCTCCATAGTAGGTGTTCTGTTATTGACTTTAATATTGGTAGACAAGATAAGCCATCAATTGCAGCACAGTTCTTCTCAAGAATAAATTATATACTTGGAGAAGAAAAGGTAGAGTATGATAAGAAAGTTATAGCGGAACTTATCAATAAACATTTTCCAGATTGGAGGAGGGTACTTAATGAGTGTCAAAGGTATTCTGCTGGTGGTAAAATAGATACTGGGATATTGGCAGTATTATCTGACACTCGTGTAAAACAACTTCTTGACTTCCTAAAGAAAAAAGAATTTCAGAATGTCAGGAAATGGATAGTTCAGAATTTAGATAATGATACTAATGCTATACTACGTAGTGTATATGACTCAATATATGAGTCAATGAAACCAAAGTCCATTCCTGAAGCAGTATTGATTATTGCGAAATACCAATATCAATCTGCTTTTGTGGCTGACCAAGAGATAAATCTATTGGCAGCTCTTACTGAGATAATGTGTAACTGCGAATTCAAATGAGAACACAAAACAAAGAAAACTATTACTATTTCTTTTGGATAGTTGCTATGGTTGCTTTCATAGTACCGCAAGTTGTTACTGCTTATGCATATACTAGACTTGCTGATTACCTAAGTAAACCAGTACAAGTGGAGGTTTTATCTGAATGATGTTTTTATCATGCCCACCAGTGTACCATTTACCTGGTACTTGGAAAGAATGTAAAGGGGCAATTATTCCTCATGGAAATTTAGATCCCAAATATGGAATAATAGTTGTCATTGTATTGCTGCTATTATTTTTAGTTGGTTGGGGTTTATATCTTACCTTTGGACCAGGTAAAGAAGATCTAAAAGATCAGATTGATGAACATGCTAAGATGCATGAGTTAGGTATTGCTCATGGTCATGAAGGTAAACGACCTTTTATAACTACTAAAGAAAAATATAATCCTCGCCATAAGCACAATGAGTAGATGTTTAGTTACTGGTGGAGCAGGTTTTATTGGATCACATGTGGTCAGTAAATTACTTCACAACAATCATGAAGTAGTTGTTATTGATAATGAATCTGCTGAATCTAATGAAGCCTTCAATTGGTATGATGATTATGCTGAGAATCATATAGTTGATATACGTGATTTTGATGCTTGTCGTCCTTTATTTGATGGTGTAGAATACGTCTTTCACCTAGCAGCACGTAGCAGAATACAACTTGCTATGCAAAATCCTACGGAATGTTTAGAAGTAAACTACCTAGGAACATATAATATGCTAGAATGTGCAAGACAGGTTGGTGCTAGAAGGTTTGTAAATTCCTCTACATCTTCTTCTTACGGTCTTTTCAATGACCCACCATTAGAAGAAACGATGCCTACGGATTGTCTCAATCCATACTCAGCTAGTAAAGTTGGAGCAGAAACTTTATGTCACATGTATTACAGACTGCATCGACTGAGAACTATAACATTGAGGTACTTCAATGTTTACGGTCCTCGTCAACCTCTAAAAGGACAGTATGCACCAGTAATAGGACTGTTCGAGGAGCAGAAAAAGCGTGGAGAACCGTTGACTATAGTTGGAGACGGGGAACAACGTAGAGATTATACTCATGTTAGTGATGTTGCAGAAGCAAATATGTGTGCTATGATGACGAACTATTCTGGTATAGTTGTCAACATTGGTACTGGAACTAACTATTCAGTTAATGAAGTTGCTTCATTCATCTCTGACGATACTGTAACTATTCCTGAACGACCAGGTGAAGCAAGAGAAACTCTTGCTAATATAAAGAGAGCAAATAATTTGCTTGACTGGGAACCAAAAATTACCTTGGAGGATTATTTTGATCCCAACACCTATCTTTGAACTACTTGTTCTTATCATTTCTATAGTATGGCTAAACGTTTTACTCTCACAGTTGGGGGTGTACAGTGAAGACACTAAAAAGTCTAAAGACTCCTCTAAGATATCCAGGAGGAAAAAGTAGAGCAGTCACAAAAATGAGTCAGGTCTTTCCAGATCTGAATCAATATACTCAGTATAGAGAACCCTTTCTTGGAGGTGGTTCAGTTGCTTTATGGGTTACTAAACAATATCCTGATATACCTATTTGGGTAAATGATTTATATGAACCTTTATATAACTTTTGGACATCATTGCAAAAGAATGGACAAAATATCCAAGATAAATTATTAGAACTAAAGACAGAAAATAATGATCACGATAAAGCTAAAGAACTTTTTATCCAATGTAAAGAAGAAGTTGACGATTACTCACTACCCTGTGAACACCGTGCAACATGTTTTTATGTTATCAATAAGTGTAGTTTTTCTGGTCTTACTGAAGCAAGCTCTTTTTCCAAGCAAGCATCAGATTCCAACTTCTCCATTAGAGGAATTGAACGACTATGCGAGTATCAAAAACTCATCACCAACTGGAAAATTACCAACTACTCTTATGAAAGATTATTAGGTGGTGAAGTTATAGGAGAAGTAAAAGATGCTTTTATATATCTAGATCCACCATATGATATAGGATCAAATCTTTATGGTAAGAAAGGTGGTATGCAGAAATATTTTATGCATGGTGAATTTTCTAATAAGTGTAATGAATCTACTCAAGATTTGTTAGTGAGTTATAACTCATCTCAATTGATTAAGGATCGTTTCAAAGATTGGAAAGCAGTTGAATATGAGCATACATACACAATGAGATCTACTGTTACTTATACTAAAGAACAGAAAGATCGTAAAGAATTGGTATTACTAAATTATGCTTGACCTAACAGATATCTGTTGTAGAATGATTACAACAGATGGAGTGCCAGTTACTTTAGAAGAAAGAATTTGGATGACCGAATTCGTTTCTAAGAATAAGAAAGCAAAAGATTTTGCAGAATCCATCTTACAAACAAAGTTCCACTCATGAGAAAACAATTAATCAATGCAATGAAGGCACATGCCACTGGAGAGATTCAAAAGCATCTTGCTAATGTAGAAGTTTATCTTTCTAACCCTGCTGGTATTGGAGAGCATTCTGATATTACTGAGGCAATAGGAATAGAGTTAGATAAGATAGCAAGGTATGATGACCAATTAGAAGTCATTAAAAAATATGTGAAAGATTCTTCTGTAGAGTACCCCCATGACTGATACTGAAAAAAAGGAAAAGGAAGTTGAAGAATCTGAATGGAGACAACAGATTCTAAAATCTGAAAAATCATTTAAAGCATTAGTAGAACAACAAAGAACTGAAGCAGACTAATGGAAGAACCAACTGATCTCTATGAAGATATGCGTCAACTGAATACTCTTTACGAGGAACTTTGTTGGTCACACAATATGCCTATTGAATTTATTCCTGATTATGACAACAATAGAATCATCATCCAACCAAAAAATAGAGGATTGGATACTAGACTTTCTAAGTAAACCTAATGTTGCTTTTGATAATATACCACCATGTCCTTATGCTAAGAAGGCATGGTTGGATGGTAATGTTGAGATAAAGGAATTTGTATCATTTGAGGAATTGCGTAAGGATCTTGATATATGGGATAAAGAAGTAATAATATATCTTTTTCAACATTCTGTATTACCTAGATGTAATGAGTTAGAAACACTAGCTGCTTCTTTCAATAAGGAATATCCAGACTTTTTGTTTTTAGAAGAGACCCCAGACTTAGAAGAAAATGTTGCTGGTGTTATAGTTAATCAAGGTGAGTTGTGTATGTTATTAGTACAGAAAAGAAAACCTTTAGAGGATGCTAGAGAAGAATTGAAAAAGACAGGGTACTATGATAACTGGACAGAAGACATGAAAGAACGTATAATAGATAGATGACACTCAAAGACCATCTAGGACCAAAGAAAGATTGGACTACTAAGCAGTGGTTGGAATATGCATATGTACAGAAGCATAATCCTTGGATCTCTGAAGAAGATCGTCAGTATTGGCGAGATAAAATTATTGAACTTACATGATGGAACTAAAGGACTGGCTCAATAGTATCAACAGTTCTAAGAAGAATCTTATTGATGAAGATCCTCTTTTAGAATCAAAATATCCTGCATTTATTGTTAACAAATGTATGGCAGGTCATCTTGATGCGATCATGTTTGCTAATGAAATGAATATGAATGCAAATATAGATAAGAAGCTACAGTATGACTTTTATCTAAATACTCTCAGATCTAAGAAGAGATTTTCTCCTTGGGTAAAAAAGGATGAATTGAAGAACCTTGAGTTAGTCAAGTCTTACTATGGTTATAGTATAGAAAAAGCTAAGCAAGTTCTACCACTTCTCTCACAAAAACAAATTACATTCATTAAAAATAAACTTGATACTGGGGGAATGAGATGAGTTTAGAGTCTGAATATCAGTGGTCTGCTGATAAAATGGTCGAGGTTTTGTTATCTGAACCAGACGATTTTTTAAAAGTTAGGGAGACCTTAACAAGAATTGGTGTAGCATCAAGAAAAGAAAAGAAGCTTTATCAATCATGTCACATCTTGCATAAGCAAGGAAAATATTACATAGTTCATTTCAAAGAGTTATTTGCTTTAGATGGTAAGAAGGCAAACCTTAGTGTGAATGATGTTCAAAGAAGAAATAGAATCATTCAATTACTATCTGACTGGGGGTTAGTTAGTATATTGAATTCTGATTCTGTTACAGATATAGCCCCACTCAACCAGATCAAGGTGATCTCCTATAAGGAGAAGGGTGACTGGACTCTTGAGACCAAGTACAATATTGGTAAGAAGAAAGCACCCGAACCCACTCAGGGTTAAAAACCGAACATAGAATAGACCTCTTTGTAGTATAATTAGTAGTGTCGCCTAACGGGACATTTCTAACAGACGCTCAAAGAGGTCACTATGTTTAACAACGATGCTAACGCTATTACTTTTACCGTGCCTGAAACTCAGGACTACTTGGCAAAAGTAAGAAAAAATATGATCGGGTTTGATGACTGGTTCACAACCTTCGATCAACACTTCGCAAGTACAAATAACTATCCACCTTATAATACAATAAAGGTTTCTAACCATGAGTATAGGGTAGAGGTAGCACTTGCAGGATTCAAAAAAGAAGATCTAAAAGTCTACACACAAGAAGGAAGACTTATCATTGAAGGTAAGAAAGGTGATGGTGTAGAACAAGATTATGTTCATAAGGGGTTGGCACAACGTGCATTTACACGTCAGTGGTCACTACCTGAAGAACTTGAAGTCAGGAATGTAAAGTTCGAGGACGGACTATTACTAATTGATATTGAAAAGATTGTTCCTGAAGCACAGCAACGAAAAGATTGGCTCTAAATATAGTGTAGACTTGTGATAGTCCATTGTATTCAAGAGTTCTAAAACATATTAAAGCAAAGGATCTAAGAGAAACTATATCTCTTAGGTTTACCGATGTCCTCAATCCAGTTTTCTGGATTGGGGATTCTTTGCGTCCAGAGGTTAGAGAAGCATTGATGAGATTTGCAAAAGCATTTGCTGAGTATGTTGATCTTGATGACAGAGCAATTTCAGATGTGATATTACTTGGTGGTAATGCAGGTTACAACTATACTGTTATGTCGGATTTAGATGTGCATATTGTTGTAGATCCTAAGTATATTCCTGATTGTGATCCAGAACTTATTGATGACTATTACATGGATAAGAAAACTCTTTGGGAATTGACTCATAATGTAACTATCCTTGGAGCAAAAGCAGAACCTTATATTGAAAGACCTGGTGTTAC